GGGAATTGCCGCACTCGCTGTCGTGGTGTGCCATGCAGCATCCACCGCTCCAAAACATGGAATCGCCTTCCCATTCATCACCGATCGGTCCATTGGCGAATGGGGTGTTGACATCTTCTTTGTGATTAGCGGTTTCATCATGGTGTTCATCACCACCCGGCATGCGGGGACGTGGGCTGATACCAGGGACTTTTGGACCCGACGCTTTTTTCGCATCGCACCGCTCTATTGGCTTGTCTCAAGTTTCGTCCTTGCCAATGCAGTCTTAGGTCAGTCCGACTATCGACCGACACTGGATCACGTTGCCGCCTCGTTCCTCTTCGTCCCCTGGAACGATGCTCGAGGGCAGTCCTGGCCGGTGTTGCGGGTTGGATGGACATTAGACTTCGAGATGTACTTCTATCTGGTTTTCGGACTGCTACTGCTGATCCCGCATACCCTGCGATGGCTGCTGATCTGGGCAACGGTTTCAGTACTGATAGGACTCGTGTTGCACCCGATCACTCCGTGGGCACAGATGCTCACCTCCGCGCTACTGCTTGAATTCTTAGCGGGTGCCGCCATTGGACATGCATATCTCAAAGGCCTGCGGTTCCCCTGGGCAGCTGTCGGGGCAATTCTTGCTTTAGGCGCCTTCCTCCTCAGTGACGTGCTGCAATGGGACGCGCCGAAAGTCTTTCGATTTGGCATCCCCGCGGCCGTTCTCGTGTTCTCGATGCTCACGTTGGAGGACTCGGGCAGAGTGTCCTTCTCTTCAGGTCCATTCCTATTGGGAGAGTGGAGCTATTCTCTGTATCTCGTTCACGTCCCGATTTTAGCCGTATGCGGGAAAGTAGCTGAGATGACTCACATAACAAGCCCTGCATTTCTGCTGCTGGAAATCCTTGTGACCGTCGCGGTAGCCGCTGTGACCTATCGGCTGCTTGAGAAGCCCATGCATCAGTATCTTCAGCCTGTAGCGACCTGATCATACTTGGTAGCTACCGCTGACAATGATGGTGCCACTGGAGGCAAACGCTGACCCTTGAAGGGCGGCTGTGGTGGTCTGCACGTTATAGACGGTTGCAGTCGTTGTTCCGTTCGCCAGAAAGATACTGAGCGAGCCCGCCGCAATCGTAAGCCCGCTCGCATAGCCCACCGCGATCGCAACATCGGGACCACCCGACTTGGCAGCCACAGGAAACCCGGTGATCGTCACCGATCCGGTTGGCGCGGAAATCGCGCTCCAGTTGATGCGAAAACTGAAGGTCACGACGTTCCCGACCTGGCTATAGGTCGCAGCTTGTACCGATTGCGTAATCGATCCGGAAGTACCGAAAGCAATGGCGGGCGTGAATCCATTTTCATTGATCGGCCAGCTGGCAAGACCTGAGCCGGCAGGCAGATAGGTACAACCGATGATGCCGACTGTAACTGTTCCGGTGAATGTTCCGCCGCGCACGATGACATCGTGCTCGCCCTGTAGATTGATCGCAGCCGATGAGGCATTGATCTGTGCGCCGAGGATCTCTACTTTGGAGACGAGTCCACTGGTGCGATCGACAATCCCATTCGTGCACTGCGCGATGAATGGCGAGCGGATGGTTCCGTAGTTGAAGTTATCAGCCTTGATGGCATCTGGGACTGTTCCAGATCCCAGATACTCCATATAGATGTTATCGATGGTGAACCCGGCTACCTGCGACAACTCGAACTGCGGATTAGCCGGAGTGCCCTGACAGTTATTCTGGACCGTGCAGTTGATCCAGACCACATTATTCATGAAAACCGGAACATTGGTGCCCTTCACGCCCTGTGTGGCATTGTTGGACACCACGCAGTCTATGAAGGACAGCGCAGAAGAATAGTTCCCGGTATTGAAAAAGTTGAAGTCAACGCCGATGTTGTTCGTGGTGACAATGGTTCCAGCGTTGATGCCGGCTGCATTGCCAAACTCGCATTTATTGCAGCGTAGCCAGGTCGCGCCGCCCAAGCGCATGGCGACATTCCAGCCACTGAACAATACATGATCCAACGTTACAAATCCGGCATTGCCGGAAGAGTCTCCGAGTGTCAACCCTGTCCCCGTCTGGCTCGTCCCGATGACCTGCAGATACAGCAGTCTCGCCCGGCTGGAGGTTGAGTTCATCGTGAGGAACGAGCCCGAACCGGTGTATTTCAGGATCGTGCCGTATCCCTGACCCTGGATGGCGGTGTAAGGCGGGATAACGAAGGATGCGCTGAATGTGTAGGTTCCGGTTCCGAGGGAGATCACGACACCCCCTCCCGCTGAGGTCGCTACCGCTAAAGCGGCCGACAGAGCGGTATTGTTCGCTGAAGCTGATGCAGAGGTACCGCCACCATATCGCTCAAGTGTCAGGACCGGATATGCATAATTCGTGGGCGTGACGCTGGCGGCGATCTCGGCGGCGGTGCGGGCGTAAGAAGCTAGGATCGGTTGGTTTGTGATTGTCGCGAGAACGGGCGGAATTTGGGCGGCAATCTGTGCCGTAGGCACATAACCACCCGGGACCTGATCCTGCGTCCATAGGGTGTTGCCAAACTGATCGGTGATCACCAGTTTGTACATGAGCGTGGGATCAAGCCAAACAGATGCCTCGCCACGCGCATTCAACTGTACAGGATTGGTGTTGGGCGTCCCCTGGGTGCTATCGGTATAGCTGGCCTGCGGAGTCGTGGTTCCCGCGGCATAGGTGTAGAGCAGTCCATTGACGAGCGCCGCTCCCGTGTTGTCAACGTTGCGCCATTGCGGTACTGGTGCGGGTTGCGCGGTCATATCAACCTAGTGGGTAAGTGATGCACCAGCCGGCGTTAAGTCCTTTGGTACCGGACGCGGTGAAGCCAGACTGATTATTTCCCGCTCCTGCTCCGAACGTAATCGTTCCAGTCCCTGAATTAACCTGTGCCCATCCAAGAATAGAGGCGCCGTTATCTTCTAATACACAGGGGATTGTGCTGGCGCCTGATTGCGGAGTGACCGCATTGGGTAGCCCCGTCATTGTCATGGAGGTAGCATTCGAGGTCCCCAGAGTTGCCGGGGATCGCAAGATACATTGCTTCGCGTTAATCCAATATGAGATCGTCTGGGTCAACGTAGAACCGAACCCAGTCAATGTTCCAGTGAATGTCCCCGATACAGCAATCGTTCCGGATGCTATTAAGAGAAAGGCCCCTCCTTTGTACATGATCGTGGCGACTTGGTTTGTAACCAGTTCATTAGCACCGAGTGAGCTACCATCCTGATTGGTCAGACTCACTACACCTAATCCATTGACATTGATCGTGGAAGGTCCGGTATTGTTGTGTGCTGGAATCCAGTAAATGACAATGCCGTCTGCGTAGGCGCTGAAGTTTGCTGTAAAATTTAGGATGTAGTTATTAGTTGTGCCGGTATCCACTCCGCCATAGAGCGTAATGAGCTGGCTCGCGATAACCTGATCGATGGTCTTGATGATGTTGCCGAATTGATCCTCGATCACGAACTTGTAGGCGGTGTTCGGTGGGATCCAAATCGACGCCTCACCCCGCGAGTTCAGGATCACGGGATTCGTATTCGGCGTTCCTCCGGTGGAGTCCGTATAGGTCGCCTGCGGGGTCGTACTGCCGGCCACATATGTAAAAATCTGCCCGTTCACCAGCGGGTTGCCGCTGTTGTCCACGAAGCGCTGCACAAGCAGTGGTGACAGGACGGTGGTCGTCATAGACTACTCGCCATGAACCCCGTGCCCGGTCTCATGCTGCTCGTCGGCTGCATCCGTCGATGGATGAACCGGGAGAAAATCAAAAAGCAGCGCGCCTTCAACCGGTTCATGGAGAAGACGCTCCACCAGAAGTTACCGCCCGATCGGTAGCCGCTTTCATGGCAGCTCGGTCAGCCGCAGCTTTGGCCGCCTTCCCACCAATCACATCGCCCACTACCCCGCCAGCGGTCGCTCCAAATGGGGTTCCGGTGAGCACCCCTCCCAGAGCCGAAGCCCCCATCGTAATGCCGCGGTGCAGGTAATTCGGAACCGTTCCGGCCTTGCCGATGTTGATGGCCTGCGCCGCCGCGCCGGGGTAGCCAGGATTGAATCGCAGAATTTTGCCGGCTTCATTCAACGTATAGAGCCGGCGTAGCACCTCGGGCTTGTCCTGAAAGACAACCGAGAGGCGCTCACTGTTGTTTTTCAGGAATTGGTTGAAGCCTTTGGAGTTCCACTGGACTTCGTGACCATCGCCGATCCCGTAAGCCCGCTGAGCGAAATGCGACTGGATATCGGCGATCGCCTGCCGCCCTTGTTCGGCGAGATCGCCCTTCATTCCCCTCAGGGTGTCCATGATGTGGCGCAACTGCGCCGGGTCCATGGTCTCCAGGTTCTGCATGATCTTGTCGGAGGAGACCGTGCGATTGATCCCTTCCGGCCCTTCGGCCGCCATGATCCGGTTGATCCCTTTCGGATTGTCAAGCGTGGCGCCTTTTTCTGCCCTGAGTGCCCGGGCTTGTTGGTAGATGTCTGATCCGGCTGCCTTGGTCACATCCTCATCAAGAGCATCTTTCAGCTTCGTGACAAGCTTTGAATTCTGCGGTGACCACTCGTCATTAAGATACTTTCGGATCGTCTCGGCCTGCTGGACTGAGGCGGTGATGTTGCCGTTGTCATCAACGACACCGAGCTTTTTGAGGTAGGCATTCAGTCCTCCACGAAGCCCAACCCGATCCTGGTTGGTCATCAGGGAGTCGTCTTTCAGCACGTCCTGAAAGCCTCCCAAATCGGTTGGAACGCCCTTTGCTCGCTCATCGGCGGCTTGGTATAGCGAGCGGATACGGCTGTCATAGGAGCCCTCCAGCGCATCCAGAGCACCGGTAACAGACTTTCCGCGAGCCACCGTGTCGGTCTGAGTATCTCCCGTACGGCCACCAGTCTGGGAAACGGTGTCCTCGGCATATGACCGTAGCGCTTGGCGCTCATTGTCGAGTAGGTTCATGGCGAAATGGCCCGGCTCGGTGTTGAGCTTCGAGAGCTGGTAGTCGGTAGCTGCTTCGAGGGGGTCGCCGGTCACCGCGCTTTTGCGGTAGCCGTTTTGAAGACCGACCTCGGAAAGCACCCGAGCTCGTCGCGCCTGCTCAGGCGACGGGAGTTCTTCTCCCGGCTTCACCGCCGGGGCTTGCTCCTCAAAGGGCTCGCGCGGTGTTTCGGCGGGGTATTGCCGTGGTGCTGTCGGCTCGGTGCTCAACTCTGCGGGCATCGGCACGTCCTGCGCGGGAACCAGCGGAGGTGACGCGGGTTCCGGCTCACGGTTCCAGGTTGGCGATTCTTCCTTAGAGAGCGCCTGCCCGGCGCGCATCGCGAGCGCATCCGGCGCAATCCGAAATGCGGTGGCAGCAGCCGGCCCCACTGGGATATTCCCAACCCTCCAGGGGTTCCAGGGAATACCCTCGGCCTGGGCTTTCGTAGCGAGCTTCTCGCCCACCACATCGGGCCAATTCATCGGGTTGTATGGCGACTCCATTGCCTTGGAAGCAACCTTTCCTGAGGCGGTTTCTCCCAGCGGGTTTTCATTGCTTGCCTGAATTCCGCGGATGTCTTGAACGGCCTTGTCCAGGCCTTTGCCGGTCGCGAGATCCCACATGCCTTTGTAGCCGCCGACGATCGCGGCCACTGTCCCGCCAATGACCTTGCGCGCAACCACGTCGGCCGCGTTGTCTGGCCGCGGTTCATCGACTGGGGAAACGTAGCGCCTAGAAGAGACCGCCGCCGTCAGTGTGGATTGGCCGCCAGAGCTCAAAAAGTCATCAATCGGATCGCCGCTTCCTCCCGGAGGCGTCCCGCTGACTGCGATCGGGGTTTGACCGCCCGATGATAGGAAATCGTCAATCGGGTCAGCCACCGGGGATCTGCCCTTGTGAGAGTTGAATGAGGTTGCGCCGTTTCTGCGCGAGCGCCTTCAATCCATCCGGACCCAACTCCTTCTTGAGACTTTGGACTTCTTCGGTGTCCTTGCGCCGAACCGCGTTCTCGAGCCGATATACATTCGGATCAAAGCTCTGTGCCCAGGCCGCCCGATAGGCGTCGTAGCGGGACAAGTCCTGATTCGGGCCTGTCCCAATCACGCGGTCCAACCCCTGTCGGTACTGGTGCGCCCCTTCCACCAACGCATCCGTCAGTTTCACCTTCGTTTGCAGCGCCTTGGGTTGATAGCTTGTAGTTCCCGAAAGAGATGCAGCAGTTGCAAGGCCTGCGTTTGTATCTGGAAGCCCCATCTGCTTGGCAGACAATGCCGCTTGACGATCGAGATAGGCGCCAATCGTCTGATAATCCGAGACGTTGTTTGACCCGACCGGAGCTCCGAGCGCTCCCAGAACGTGGTGCCAGACCTCTGTACCGGGGCCGGTAGAGGTGTCCTGAGAGAGTCTCAATAGAGCATCGTTGACATGTCGATTGACACCGTAATCCGCATCTGCACGTCGCGTGTCCTCGATCGCCTGTTGCTTGACTCCCTGATTCGGGATGGGTTGCGTAAAGCCGCCCTGCCCTTGGGTGGTTCCCGGCGCGGGCTGGCCAATCTGGCCCTCGATCTGATTGGTTTGTGTGTTGTAACGGTACTGCTTACCGTTGGAGTCTGTGAGAATCTGAACGCCTGGAGAAAGCCCTCGACGCACTGCAGTACCGGCAGGCGTGATTGCGCCCGTATAATTGTTGGCCGTAGCACCTTGAACACCCGCACCCGTGTCCACAGTTGTAGGTGTTACACCCGTCATGCCGCCTAACGTGTTAGCGGCAACTCCAGCGCGCTTTCGAATGTCTTTCGGTCCCAATGAAGGGTCGAAATTCATCAATGCCCGATCGAGCGCACGGTTGAACGCTGGATCTACGTTGTTCGCCCTCGCCTGCCCGGCTGCATTCAGGATATCGTCATGGGTCGGATTCTCCATGCCGGCAACCGACTGGAAGAAGCCCGACAGGGCCTTATTCTGCTCGCCTGACAAGCTTTGCAGGTCCCGCCGGGTATTCACCGCAGAGCGGAAGTTTTCCGTCGCACGGCCGATGGATTCCTGCCCATATACCGGCGCCACAGCCATGGCATCGTTCTGGAATTTCGCGATGTTGGGAGAACCATCCGGCATCTTATATGCCGGGTCCTGCATCGCCTTTTGCGTGAAAGACGCGAGGTTGGTCAGCTCACGATTCTTCTGCGTGACCTGTTGAAGTTCCTGCTGCCCTTTCTGAATGTCGAGCTTTTGCGCCTGAATGCCCAAGACTCCCTGCAAGGTTTGAATCCCCTGCATGGGGTTGTATGGGATGCTCGGAAGGTTGGTGGCGTAATCGGCCATGTTAGTAAGTGAAGGTATAACCGCCGCCTGCGTCCAGCGTACCGCCTTCCCCTCCGCCACCTGTCGGATAATGAGTAGTTACCGGACCAGAATCTTGCCCCAACGCCTGATATGCAGCTAACGCGTTAGCTGTTCCTCCTAATATGTTGCCGGCATTCTGAATTCCTGTCCCCATTGCATTTCCGCCGGCAATCTGTGCAGAGCCGATGTTGCCGGCGAGTGTCGTCCCTTGAGCGCCGGTGTTTGCCGCTGCCGTTTGCCCCAGACCCGTGACACTCATTAGGCGGTTGAAGATGTTTCCCTGCTGCTGCTGATACAGGTTGAATGCGTTGTTGAAACTTTGGTTTGCCGTACCTTGATTGAAGGAGATGAGATCCTTGAGCGCCGCGCCCGAGAGCGCGCCCTGGCTTCCGGCTTCGGCATTGAGGACACCCTGCTGCCCCTGCTGAAGCTGAAAGTTGTACATCGGCGAGAGCTGTTGCCAGTCCTGCATCGTAAAGGGACTGACAAGCGATCCAAAACCGCCACCGGGCGACCCACTAGAAGGCACAGGACGGCCAACCGGCATTCCTGAACCGCCCAACCCTCCCATCCCTTCCGAAGACTGCTGGATTCCGCTGATGCTGCCGTTGTTCCAGCCGTTCGGGTTGCCATGGCGGGACAGCATGTCATTGACTGTCCCCGGAATGCCGCCGTCGCTCGGCATATAGGAAGCGTACGGCGAAGCGGCTGAAGGAGATGCTCCCGAGGCAGATGTCGGTGTGATCCCCAAGAGATAGTCCAACTCCTGCAACCCGCCGTAGCCGGACTGCATGAACGGACTCTCCTGCTGCGTGATAGTGTTGAATTCCTGCAGGTTGGTATTGGCAGCATCACTTGCCGCACTTGCCTGCTCACCACCTCCAATGATGGAGCCTGCTGCACCAATCACACCGCCAATAACCGCGCCCCACGGCATGTCAGCGCTCCTCTTCAACGGGAAAACGCTTGTCGCGCTCCGCAAGCATCTTGTCAGCGATGGCGGCGCATTCCTCCTCACTTCGCCTGACCGCGTTATCCCGTGTCGTACCGGGATGCAGGCTGATGGACATCAACCCCGCGTAGTAGGTATCCCAGGCCAGGCGCCGCAATTGGTACTCGCTCATTCGAAATCCCGCAAACAGATAATGAGCGAAATACGCTCGTTATCGGAGTTGTTCACTACACGGTGAGCATAACTGTTATCGAACTCGAAGCAATCACCCGTGTCAGCTTGGAGCGCCTCCCCTTCAAACTCGAAGGTCTGCTTGTGGTCCGCGCGCAGAAGCACGATGAATTTCCGATGCGCCTGCGCATGCCAACCGCTGTCCTTGTGCCAGTAGACCTGCTTCCCAGGCGGGATACGGGTGAGGAGAATGCCGCCAATGGTTTTCGCGCCTTTTTGGCGCGCAAACTCTTCGACAAAGCGCCGCACGGATGGAATGAGGTCGGCGCACGGATACCACACAGAATCGTGCGGCTCGTTGAATGCCGGGCCCAGATTCTCGATCGCGTTGTAACGCACCCAGATATCCGAAGCCTCACGGTGAGGGCTTCGCGGATGAGTCCGAAGCGGCAACTGACCCCACAGCTCCGGGTGCGACTCCAACTCCTGACTCAGATGCTCCACGTGGAACGTTCCGATTGGAGTCATATGGGCACGTAATCCGGTATGGATCATGTCGGCACCCATATCAGGGTAGGAGCCACGCTGTAAGTGAGCTTGATTTGGTCGTTCTGATCCAGCGTGAAGGCCCCCGAAGTCTGCCCGACGTTGTAGAACGTGCCTGACCGAGAGAAGGCGACCTGGCTGACGGTGCCCCCTTGGATAATCAGGAAGCCCTTACGGCCGGCCGTGTAGGTAAAGGGCGAGCCAGTTGGGATGACCGCGCTCTCGGCCGCGGGAGGCGTTCCTAGCTCGTTCTGCTGCAGGTATCGATACCAGGCGGAGCTGGTGTTGTCCTTGACCACCAGCGGTTGCTCGTAGGTCGGCACGACACGATATTGAATCGTCATGCCGCCTCCGCATAGAGTGTGGCGCCAATGACATCCCTTGGAGTTGGGTCGGAGTACTGCATCTCCCACACCCGATCACGATCGGCGTAGCCGAGCAGATAGAACATACAGCGGTACTTCGTCGCTCCGGCCGCTCCGATGCTGGAGGTGAGCTGATTCGACCAGGTGAAGCCGCCATCATCGGAAAATCGGAGCATCAGAGTGGGCGTACTGCCCTGCCCGCTTTGCAACCCCACCCCGGGGGTAAATTCGATCTGAAGCTGATTGAAGAACACCCGTTCGCGGCCAGGCTTGTCCCAGATGTGCGGGGATCGTCGGACACACACCAAGGGATTTCCGGCATCCGTGTAATAGCTGCGGGACATCTGATGGAGCTGGCCGGTCTGATAGTCCCCCACCATCCGGATATTCCCGAAGTCCATAAAGCAGTTGGAGCGGTGGCGGTGGAATGTCCCGCCTGAGAAGGATGCGCGCTGGTGCCACAGCTCGGAGGTCATGTCGTAAACCCACGTTGCATCTGCGGTCGGGAAGGTCAGTACGTAGAAGAGATGCCCCTCCTCCTCGTATCCATAGCCGATGGCATCCGAGACTAGCGGATATTGGGAGATGGCGTGCTCGATCGCGTGAGTGGAGAGCCGACGCCAGGAGTACTGCTCGTTCATCACCACCATGTTCTCGCCCTGCTCGTTCTTGGCGAGCCAGACGAGGGTTTGACCCACACGGGTGATAGAGTGTTGGGCGGAGCAGCCGATCTGTGGGCCCACTCCGGGGATACGGGAGAAGGCGAAATTGGCGCTGATACCGGAGTTGTACCAAACCTCGCTCGTGCGCTCGCCCTTCAAGTGTAATTCGCGCTCATTTTCATAGAGCGTCACGAGATTGTCCGTGGAGGAGTCCTTTAGGGCGAAGAAAGCGCCCGGAAATAGGATCTGATACGGCGTAGGACCGGTCGTCTGGAACGTCCGCGAGCCACCCTGATTGACAATGATCCATCCTTCAATGAAAGCGAGTCGTGATGGGTTCGCCGGTAGGCCCGGATCAGTGATTTGGCCGAATACTGGAATGGTGAGGGTGACCGTGTCGCCACTGGAGTTGCCGGTTGCCGCGGCCGACATGGTGAGGGTGAGCGCCACCGTGTTGATGGAGCTCACCAGCGTATTGGCGGGGATCACCCCTCCCGTGTCCGAGAGCGTCCCGCCAGAGGATACGATCAGCCCGTTGGGTAGGCTTCCGGTGAAGGAAATCGTGGCACTACCGGAGCTGACATTTGCAGTAAACGAGACCGTCTGCTGCGCCCCCGAAAGCAGGTAGTAGTAGGCGGACTGGCCGTCCACCAGCATGCAAAAGCCCCCTTGGCCATTCTGCAGCACGCCATTGTCACGAATGACCACCACACCATTGTTGGTGTTGAGTGTTCCCACCTGGGTCGATGAGAATTGCGGCAAGGAGGTCTGGGTGGCGGGAGTGGTCTGGGTGACGATCCACACAGCGCTCCCGGCCACCACAATGGCTTGCGTACCGCCGGGAAGCACCCATGCACCCCGGACGGGAGTATTGGCCGTCAACTGGATGAGTGGATTTAAGCCCGGACAGCCCAAAAGCGCCTTGGGCTCTTTCGCATCCTTATTCGGATCACGCTCGACAAACCAGTTGATGCAGCGCTGGAAGTCCTGCAACTGCATAGCTGCTTCGTAGGACGGACCAACGAAACCGGGATCGATCGGCCGATACATCAGCGGAATCCGCCATGAAGTATCCAACCGGCGTCCACCGTCTGAGCTCGTGCAATACTCGAGTCGTACTGCAGCGTCTTGATCGGGGTCTTGTTAGTGCTTTTCAGCAGATCCACTGCCGCTTTGGCTGAGTTTCTGAGCTCCGGCGAGACCACTTTCCCGTAAATGGGCGCTAACTCGATCGCCAGGAGCTTCTTCAGTGCCCTCGAGTAGCCCTGCGGCATCGCATAGGGGCTCGTGGTCGAGGCGAATGTCGGAATCAGAAAATCGCTGAACAGATGCGCGACGTACCCGGCCGATGGGTTGGGATAGACGTAAATCAGCCCATAGGGGAAATTCGGCTGATAGGTCGCGATATACGGCCACGGGCCTTGTACGTTTTTCAACAATTCCCGTTTGTACGCGTCGAAATCGACAAACGTGAAGGAGTAATCGAGGTTCGCATTCCCGCCGCCCGCAGAAGCCCGGGTGAACCCGCTCCGGAAGCGCAAAGGGCGCACGATCGGAATGTTGCCAGGGATGGTGTAGCTGATTGTGTCCGGGTTGGTCGAAGGCGTCGCGGTCGCGGCAGCACTCATCAAGATGACATTCGGCGCGCTCGCAGCGCTCGTGACATTGCCAGAGAGTCCACCCGTCCAAGTGACCGAAGTGGAGCCGTTGGTGAAGTTGACGGAGCGCACTTCCCCATCGGAGAAGGTCACGTTGTTCGCACCGGTCACATAGGGCCAGCCGCCCGCCACACCATTAACGGATGAGAGTGTTGCGGAGGTCACGCCGCCTGAGAGTCCGGCGGTAAAGACCAGCGGTACGCCGATCTGCGTCACCGTGGTAGGAGTGGAGATCAGGTTGCTATTGGTCTGAAGATATGGCGGTGAGGGCTGGAGCTGGCTCGTGCTGGGGATCACTCCGCCCACATCCGTGAGCGTAGAGCCGGTCTGGTTGCCGCTGGTTGCGAGTAATCCAGATGGCAGCGGGCTCACAGACGTAATGGCGTTGCTGCCGGAGGTCAGGATGCCTGTGAACGTGGTGGCGCTCGTCGGGTTACCAACCGTGTACGTGTACTGGCCCGAGATCCACGTATAGATGGTCTCGATCTGGGTAAAGGGAAAGTCCTCATCGTTGTTCAGGGAATCAACGAGATCATTGAGGGTCTGAAGCCCTACTGTGCCATCCTGACTTGAAAGCGTCTGCGCCGGGGAATAGGCGTTGAGGTTGAGTAGTGCCCCGGTGATGATGTCTCCGGCGGTAGAGGCCGTGGCAGCCACTTACGCCGCCTGCAAGCCAACCAATACGCAATCGGCGACCGAAGCGGTGAGTGTCATCGCCGCACCGGTGTTCCTCAATCCTGCGCCGAAGTTGTAGACAGTATCGACGGTGCTTGAGCCGGTCAGAACAACATTGCGAGCGGTGCCATCCTCACCGCGGAACCCTGCAATAGTGAGTGTCGCAGGACCGGCGTTCTTCAGGATCAGAACTGAGTACAGGAGTGTGTCTCCTGCATTCCCTGCTACGCCGCCGATTGCTCCGGCTGCCACATTGACCGCGGAGGTCGAATGCAGCAGCCGGGGGTCCGCCGTGGAAACGCGAACATCCATTACTGAATCACTCCCACCGGGGCAATTCCGGGCCGGTTGACCTCCACCAGATAGGTTCCGGAAGGCGCCGTCAGGGAGCCTCCCGTATTGTTCTGGAAGCTCACGCCCAGACTGTTATTGCCCGCCACACGGTAGTTGACAATATCGACCAGCACTGTCCAGGCGCCCTGGAAGTTGATGGCCGAAATCTGGTCCCCTACCGCAAGTCCCGGAATGGTGAATGTCTGCTCTGCCGAGGTCGTGGCGGCCGTTGCTGCAGGCGTCAAAGACACCTGCAGCACGAACGTGGAGGTTACATTGCCGTAGGTAACCAGCTGAGGACCAACGCCCATATGGCCTCCTTAGTACACCGTGGCTGGCAACGTGCTGAGCGTGCCCGGTGTCGGGCCGTTGCTCGTGTTGTAGCGAGCGACGGTAACCAGCCATTGGCCCGAAGCGGGTGTCACCGAGCCGGCGGTGGGATTGACGAACGTCACATAGAACTTGTCGTTCGTAGAGGTATCCACGCGCCACCCTGCGATGCCCACACCTGCAACGGTGGACGGCGGGGAAACCGCAAGGATCACATCTCCCGCGAGAATGCCGGTTGCCGCAGTGGCCTGAGTGGCCCCGTTTGCGCCGAAACTCTGTTCCGCAGTGGTAATCGTTGCCACCGCAACAGGCGTCATGCTGACTGAGATCGTCTCGATCAGGCGTTGATAGGAGACCGGCGCCTGGGTATTGACGGTGCCGGTCGTAGCCGGGCCTTGATTGACGTTTGCCATGGCTACTCCTTAACCCGCCATCCGCAGGCCGAGTGTCCGGTACAGACTGGCTGGTCCATACAAGACATCCGCGCGTGTGGGCTCGGAATCGTTGTTGACGGTGTACTGCGTGACGCAGCGGATCGACATGCCGATGTCCTCATCGTCATAGGCACGCGCGGCGAACTCGACTCCCCGCGGCAGTGGCAGGTCCGCAAAGGCGAGCGCAAAGGCGTACTTGTGGAAGACCAGGCCCTGCGGGCTCACAGTGCTCGCGAAGGAAGTTCCACCATTCACGGTAATCACCGCAGAGTTGGCGGGAGCCGCCGTGACGTTCTGGAACTGACCGCCCGAGACGATGGCATCGCCGATGGTCAGCATGAGTTGGCCGGAGCCGTTGGAGGTGTATACACCCGTCAGGTTGTTGAACGTACCGACCGAGGGCTGCGTGGCCGAGTAGTAAATGCCCGTCGTGGCCTGTCCATTCGGCGGAGCGACGAAACCACCCGGCGGGAGCACCACGAACTGGCGCAGCGTCTTGCCGTACTGGTTGCGGTTCTGCGGGTTGACCGGGTTGACGCCTGCGATCTGAATCGTGTCGCCGACCTTGATCACACCTGTGGAGTTGCTCCAGCCGGTGGTGTAGAGCGTGCCCTGCTGCGCCCAGCCGGAGGACAGGAGCGCGGTGGAGGTCTGCGCGGTGTTGAACACCGGGGAGCCGCCCTGGGCGCCTGTGGTGAATACCGGCGTGTTCTGGTCTTCCCACCAGTCCAGGCCCGCAAACTCGCGAGCGATCAGACCGGCTTCGATGTACTCGCCGATCTTCGCTTGCGGGTTGAACAGGCCCTGCACGGTCGCGACCATGCTGGACATGGAAGTCGGGTCCAACACCGTATTCTTCTCACCCTCGCGCGGGCAAGCCTCGTTCGCCAGATACGCGCGGGCATCGGTGAAGAGTTTGAGCGAGTTGGGCGAGACCCCGAAAGTACCTAAGGTCGCTGCGGTGTTCAGCATGCAATACAGCATGGTGTCCGCGTCCACGCGGTTGGCAATCGTGGCAATCTGGGGCCGCAGCACTCGATCGGCAAACAGGTCCATCGCGAGCGCGAGGTCCTGCGTGGTGAATTGCACATCAACGTGGAACTGGTAGTTGAGTGCAATCTGGATAAAGGTCTCGTTCGTGTCCTCGACGTTGAGCGGGGGGCCGTACGTACCGATATACCGGGGCGGACGGCGGATGTTGACGATGTTGCCGACTTTCGCGCCGGTTTGCGCGAACTCGTCCGAATACTCGCGGGTGACGCGGTTGGCGAAGACGAGCTCGTTCTCAAGCACCACCAACGCCTTGTTGGTGATATACGCCATGTCCAACAGGTTGTTGGCCACGAAATGACTCCTCCGGCAATCAGCCGGTTGATTGGATGGGGATTACCTCGTTGGGTCCTGTTGTGGACAGGTCTAACCAGCCGCAGCGCGGCGCAGTAACAATCCTGATGAGGCTCAGGTCTAAGCCATGCGCGTCAGGTGCGCCATACCGTCTTTCGACTTACGCGCGGCGTTTAGCCATCGCGCGTTCACGATCATACGCCCGAAGCTGAGCCGGTGTCATCTTCGATGGATCAGTGTTGACTCCGGCCGATCCCGAACCAGGCAACACACTGATGGGTGCGGGCGGGCGGGTGTCTTCTTTTGGGGGCGCAGTGTTGGATTCCGTGCTCTTCTGACTCGGTTTCTTCCAACGGATGGATAATTCGCCCAACTCCGCGATGGCCGCAAGCGGGTGCATCTCGCGCAAACTCTTGGCGTAGTCGGGATGCTTGGCGAGATAGTATGCGATGTGGCCCGGATAGGGAGTGGACATGAGATAGGCGGCAACCAGGTTGTGGACCTGCACCGGATTGGCCGGAACCACGTCGTTCCAATCCTTGTACTCTTTGCTCTGTTCCTCGGTGAGCTTCTTGATACGCTCCATGGCGGCCTGTTTGGCGGACTCGGCCGCTTCAGCTTCCTGCTTCTTACGCTCTTTGGCGTCGGCCTCGGACTTGTCCGCGATCGCTTTCTTGGCGGAGTACTCCCCGACCGCCTCAGTGTATTCGGCGAGTTTGAACTGGCCCTTCTCGTCGTAATAGTCCTTCGGATCGGGCTTTTTGAGCGCGGGTTCGACTGGCGCGGCCGCTGGCGCTTTTGTTTTGAGCGCTTCCAGCTCGCGTGTGAGCTCGGCGACCTTCTCTTCCGCGGCCGCGGCGCGCGCGTACTGGGCTTTGCTGAATGATTCCGTGTCAGAAAGATCCGTTTGGAGCTTGCCGAGATCCGCCTGAGCCTTCTTCAGTTCGCGGTGCTTGCGCGCGATGGATTTCCGGGCGCGTTCGGCGAGGTCCATGTCCTCGGGGGCAACGCCCTCGTTGGGATCTTCTGCGGGTTCTTGCGCGGGAGCGGCCGACTCTGGCGGTTTCTGCCCTACTGCCTCGGCAGGTTTGGCGGATTCTTGCGCGGATGCACCGGAAGCGTTCGCATTGATTGCGTCAACGACCTTCGCAGCGGTCTTTTCTGCCGCGAGCGTGAGCGTCTTTCGAGCGCCCTGGCGGTTGGTCACGTCGGGGATGTTCTGAACCTTGCCATCAGTGGCGAAGTCTTTGGCGCCCTGGACGCCGGAGATGACTTTGGGCATGGATTACTCGGTACGTTGTGATTGTCGTTCTGACAGATCCCGATCCGCTTCCGCCTGCTCTCCCTCATGCAGCATGCGACGAGCATCCGCCTGGGCTGCGTGGCCGGCTGCAGCATGTGTGTCGAGCAGCTTTCCTGCGACCTGAATCTCCGCCACATCACGCGCGGTGACGCTCCTCACATGGGTGTCAAAGCGCTTCGTCGCGTTGTCAGCGTCTGTATCCCGCTCGGCGCGCTTGTCCTTCAGGTGCTCGATCTGCAGTTTTGTGGCGTCCTGGTGCAGGGTCTTGGTCAGACCGTACTTGAGATCCGCTTCCAACTGCTGATTCTTCTGGTTCACGGCGTTTAACTGAGCGATGAGTGCCTGCACGACGGTCTGTGCGGACTTCGGCAGTTCCTGCAGCACGCGCTCCAACCCACCGGGCATCGTGGGCGTGATGCGGTCGGCGACATCATCCATGCCGAAATAGCGCAGGATGAGATCCCAGGCGGGTTTGACCGCTTCGGCCATGCCGGGAATGCGCAACATATCCACGGCACGCTCGGCTTCCTCGAGGCGCTTGCTCTCGTAGCCGGGACCTGTGTCCATCACAAGGCCGTATTCGCCCAAGGTCAGGTCGTTCTCGACCGCCATGAGGGCATCGCCCTGCATCACAGGCTTGTTCACCGTGACCATGGAAGGCACGCCATCCTCACCCACAATGCGCATCACCCGGTTGGGCTGGTTGTAGTAGAACGGCAGCCAGTCGAGGCAGATGCGACCAATCTGACAGATCGCACGTGTCTGGTTGTCGTAGTACTGGAAGTGTCCGATGTCGGAGAGTGCCTGGCGCCTGACGAGTGCCTTGCCCGATACCACAGTGCCCGGCGTATCCGCTCCCGGCTCGTGTGGCATACCAGCAATGGCCATGAGATCGCTTTCCGCGCCTTTGGCGGCCTCGACAAAGCCCGCAGGCACTTCGATCGCGGGGTTGCGCGTGGGCGGTGGCAAAGGCACCTTGGAGCCGTCAGGGTTCTCCAGATATTGCGGGACATACTCCAACGCGCTGTAGGGTGTCTGGTTGGCGTCATCCCACTCGGGACGGCCGCCCTTGAAGCCTTCAGGCCCGACCCAGGGTGCTTTGCTGGCGAGGGCCAGCTGCTCGGTCTCCGCGGTGCGCCAGTAGTTGTACATCTGGGCGACGGGGATCAGGTCCTCGATCATTCCCTTGAATTTGACTCGTCCTTCAACATCCAGCACGTTACCCAGGAAGCGCACCACAGGAATAAATTTTCCGGGCAAGGGCCCCTTCCCGTCTGCCCCTCCTTTTTTGCGCGCATCAACCACGGTCCGACCGTTAAGGCGAAACCATTCGACGTATCGCCTTGCTGCGGGTCGCTCATCGATCTTCCTCGCGCCGACTGCTTGAAGTCTGTCGTCCAGTTTCCTCGCCTCATCGGCAAACAGGGTCATGCCATTGTCGTACAGGCTGAGCGTCTCAGTCTCGATCCGAATGCGATAGTACTCGGCGAGCCGGATCGTGGTCTTGGTCTCCCAGGTCTTTTCGTTGTCGCCTTGGCCCCACAAGCCCGCGTAGTCCCGGTTCTCCGCGTTCGGGTAGAGCCGTTTGTAGTCGGTGCGCTTCAGGAGCTCGGAGATGATGACCCACTGCGCGTCCTCGCCTGCGGGCATCGTCGCATCGGGGTCCATATAGACCGTGAAGGTGTTGCGGATCGGCTTGATCAGGATTTCCTGATGCATCGCACGGTCATCAGGATAGTCACCGACCACACGAGCATAGCCCCAGCCGATGTCCACCGCGCTTGAGCCGCCGGTGTCGTACGCGATGTCGGCCTGACTCAGGTTCTCGATGTGCCTGAGAATGCCATTGACCAGATCCGCCTTGTCCTTGTTCGCGCCCATGCCCACCGGATGCACTTTCATCCGCGGGCGCTGAACCTTCATATTGTTCACCACACGATTGCGGAACGTGCGCGTGTGGTTGATGGTCAGTGAGGGCCGGCGGGCGATGCGACGCTGGTTGTAGAGATCATCCGCCCATTGGTGCCCATCCAGGAAGTCCAGCGCCCGCATGCCTCGAGCGCGATTGTCGCCTTCGGCTTCGATCGCGATACGCAATCGATCGGCGCACTCCTGCCAGATGCCGCGATCATCTGTGGCGAGCTTGGCGGGCTCGATGTTGTCAGGGGTGATTGGAATGGCGGCTTACTCAGGCTGATGACTACAATCAGGCCCGCACGGCACCCATTCCAAGCCTGTGTCATCCGCGTTTGTGCGCCAATGCGCGAGGATGAAATCCATGCGCGCCTGCTGCTCGGGAGTCAGCGGCGGCCCTGCGTCCATTTCATGGAATTCGATGACCCTCATCATCCGGCCATCCATCCGTCAGGGCGATTGGCAAAGGCACTGCGACGCTGCCCGACATGATGCTGATTCGACGCGGGCTTGCTCTCCACGGCCGCAAAGCGCTTCATCATCACCGCATAGCGCGTGGCTGAAAGAAGGTCGTCACCCAGCTTCACGATCAACCCGTCCTTGCGGTGATAGAGGTTGAATTCCTCGAACCACGGCGCGAGATGGCTGAACACCTGCAGGCGCCCGGTATTCATGCGGTCGAGCATCTCGGTCACGCCCGCTTCAACGCCATTTGAGCCATCGGGCCAGGTCGCGGGAGTCGGTAGGAGATTGAGCCCCTGCTCCCGATACTGCTGGGCGAGCTGCACACCGGAGCCCTTGTCGTGCTGTAAGCCGTCATGTGGCCACGCCCAGGGAATCCAGGCGGGCCAGCGCTTCACGGCAGCAGCGAACATCGTCGGAGTCTGCTGGCGCTGTCGGTGCTGATCGGTCACATAAAGGATGTCGTTGTCTCGATCCCAGGCACACCGAACCGCCGCACTCGGGTGGTCCCAGCCAAAGTCCAACCCATTGATCTGCACCCAATGTGCAGGGATCTGGAAGGCTGCAACCTTGATGTCGTCTTCGTTGACGGGAAACACTCTACCGCTCCCCAATTGCGGAATACCCTTGGTGCGGGCGTCGCGCTCGTGTAGCGGATAGCTGTCGATAATGGCCTGACGCTGCTCGGGGGTGAAATGCTCGGCGTCCTCGATGGTCATCATTGTCAGGTGCGTACCGGGAGGCTTCTCGAGCATGAAGCGCATAACCACTTCCGACATCCCCATCAGCGGCGTGAACGTGATGTAAAGCGGCCCCAGCGTGGTGTTGGTGCGCGTCAACACCTCCGTGTAGATCGGCATGGGCGGCTCTTCGTCTAGCCATGCGCCATCCAATGTATCGGCCTGCCACTTTGTGCGGCCTTGGTCATAGCTTTGAAGCTGGATGGAACTGGTCCCACCGGAGATATGCTTGGCCAGGATGACTGCAACGCAGTTCGGTACCTGACCTGCTCGGCGCGCTGTTCCGGCCAAGGCATCTTTGGGAATAGCGCCAGTTCCCCACGCGCTCTCGTCTTCTGGCGGACCCAACAAAATACGCTGCACACCCTTTCGGGTGAGCTCTGCGGACTCAGATCCCGCGATCCAGCGCACCGGCCGATCAAAGCGCTTGCCCTTCCACCAGTCCGGGTAGCGCCCCGTGAGATGCATGGCAGTCTCAAAGCCAGCGCTCCACGTCTTTCCGACCTGGTTGGCGGCCATGAGCATGCGTTGTCGAAAAGATGCGCCAGCTTCATGGAAGTCAGCTTGCTTTGCGTAGGGCCTGTAGCTAGTGAGTCGGTCCTGAGAGTCCAGCCGATCCAGCCGACCCCTCAGATGCTGCCGTAAGCTCTCCAAGTCGGCCCTCGACAAGCTCGAGAAGCTTGGAGAGTTTGTCTCGGCTGTCTGCACTGTCCACGTCTACCTTGTCGCGCCATACCTCGGGTTTGCGGTTCTTGAGCCAGAAGATGCAGGCGACCGTATCCGGCGGATAATGCTCGGTGTACGGCACCAGCACCGCATCCTCGTCCTTGTTCTTGAAGATCTTCACGGCTTCATGCGAATAGCCGAGTGCGCGACGATAAAGCGATTGCTCGACGCGCTCGTCGGCTTCGTCCTTTCCGCGCTTTAAGGACTTAAAAAAGTCTGGGAACTGCGCTTTCCAGTTGTTGATCGTCGGCTCTGTGACCTCGAAGAAGTCAGCAAGCTCCTTGTCAGTCGCACCTAGTTTGCAGAGCTTCGCAGCCTGTTCGGCATATTCGGGGCGATAGGAACTCGGACGACCGGTCATCACTGCACCTGAACGGGTCTTGGCGGTGGCATGCAGCCACGGCTGAAGGACTCGCGCCAAGCAGCGTTCTCGCGCTCCAACCGGTCAACACGCTCCTTCAAACGTGTTATTTCGGCTCGCAATGCCTCGGTTTCTTTGTGACTCATGCGGCCTTCGTTCCACGTGGAGCATTCTCGATTCCAACCACGTCAGCTTCACGGCATAGAATCACCGTGCGACCGGCCCACATCAGCGTATTGAACAGGTAGCCGCGAATCTCCAGTCCCCCGAGCTGCACGATGTCGCCCACTTTCACGTCACAGGGCTGGAAGGCTTTCGAGTCCCAGGACTTCGTGCGCTTGCCCTTGGGACCGTTGTATTGTTTCGGATAGTGCCCAGGACCGACTGCCAGTACCTTGCCGCGCAGATACTCGCCATGCCATTCAACTTTGAGGATCTCACTCGGATTCCACGGCAATGGTTCGACGACCAGATGGTCGCGCAAGGGGCGGATGGTCTCTTCTGCGCTCACGAAGGCGTTGAGCGTGTTCTTCATCCGGGTGCCGATGTGCTCGATGTGACGCTGCATCAGATCTTTACCCGGTCGGACTTAATCAGCGCCAGACGGACATGAGCGCCAACATGGGAATCCGGCTTCACGACCACGCCCTTATCCCAATCGGGATTGCGCTCCATCCCGAGCTTGAAATGATCCCTGGTATCACCGCAGTTGGCATGGCGCTCGAACCAGTCTTCAACTAAGCGGTGCTGCATGACCTTCTCGTATCCCGCATTTTTGCGCCGGGCGAGCTCAAGCGAATACTCTATCTCGGGGCCGCAGACCGTACAGACGAGAAAAAGCCGATTGCCTTTGACCTGATCAGGTGTCATTTGCGCTTCTTGGCCTCCTCCAACGCTTCGCGCGCGCTCTTGCGGCGCTTCTTCACACCCAGAATGTCCGCCAGCAGCACGAACTCAGAATCCTGAGTTTTGCTGGATGGTTTCGGCTGGGTCTGTCGTGATGGCGCCGCCATAACCTTCGGTCGTGTGCTTGGCTTGGTTGGATTCGAGCCGAAATTTCGCGCTTTCGGTCGTCTTGGAACCCTTGGCGTGGCTTGCTTCGGCCTTTGCCATTACCCGCGCCACAGTACGCACTCCCGCCACTTCGGACTGTGCGCGCCCTCGTAAGGGCGCGTGTTCAGTCTTGCTATAGGGCTTGCGGCTCATTTGCGCCCGATCGAACCGCGCACACGTGAGTGATCACACGCCGGATCGTGCTGCATCTTGAACTTGATGCCGTGCGAGGAGGACGAGCCAACCTCGATGTGACTCACACTGCCGGAGCCGGCGCTCTTGGCTTTGGATGGCAGCTCGCGGGCGGATTCTCGATTCTCGGGTTTGCCAGGCATGAAGATTGTCCTATGCGGGAGGAGTGTTCGGGCTTTCCAACACTACACGAGTGCGCTTGCGGAGTCGATACAACACCCCCTTTATGATGCTTTCTGACACGTTATGCTTTTTGGCGAGCGCGGGAATCGTAGAGTCTTTCCGTGCCGTAAAGGCGCGTAATATCTCCTGTTGGATTTCTGCGCTCAGCGCGCCTGAGCCTATCGTGCGTGACATGACAGTCTCCGCGGCTACCGTCCTAGCAGCCGCCAATTTAAGGGTGACACTTTGGCCTGGGACCTTTGCGTAAGAGGTAGAGCCACCAAGCCTTTACGCAACTCCAAAATCCGTGGGCGGATTCGGCACCGGTTGAGCGATCGTGAATTGAATCTCCGCACTCCACGCGCTGTTGACCGGGCCCGCCGATTGGATGGCCGCGGCATAGGTATCCGGCTTCAGCACCGTGCCAATCGCGCTCACAGCCTCTTTGGCGGCCGTGGCGCCTTGGACCTGCACGGTGATGGGATAGGTACCCGCAGCGCTCCCTGTGGCGGTTGTGGAGCGAATACCGACGTTGTAGCCGGTGATCTCGCCCGGCTGGATCGGGGAGCCGTCTGTGTTCGTGGTCGGATCAACCCATGAGAAAGCGGCGGTATTCGGATTGATAGTCGGAATCGGGTTGGGGGTGGACATGGTTACTCCTGGGGTTTATCGGGCGCCCACCGAGACGGTAGACGCCGAATGAGGTTGGAACGTAGAGCGAGCTGATGTAGGCGGCGGGTGTAGTCCCAATGAGACGAGGGCCGATTGCAAATCCGTAACCACCGGTGTACCGGTGAGCGCGAGAAAGTCGTTTTGCGCCTTTTGCCGCTTGTCGATTCGGGGCTTGGGGTTTCTTTTTCCGTACGCGGTTTTGATCTCCAGGACCCGGAAGGTTCCAGGACCGAAGCGCGAATGCCAGCACAGGATGTCCGCCGGCCTTCTCACGTCCCATACACACACTCCGTGAGCGCGTAAACCCTCGACGATCTCAGCGCGGGCGATATCCGATTTCGCAGCTCGGCGGTAAATGCTCACGAGACCCTCCCGCGCAGTAGCCGCCGCTCAGCCTTTGCAAGCAATGCACGGAACTCCTCCAGCCCTTCGCGCAATGTCACGGTGTGCTCATTCGGCATCCGCGCCGCTCGCCATTTGGCCCAGAGTTCGGGCGTGAAGCGCACTCGCGGATGATGACGCCAACCTCCGCCGCTCATGCCGATTGCCTCTGCATCGCGCGCGCCAATGCCTCGTGCTCATCGCACCATTGCCGGGCTTCTTCGTCCGTATCCACTTCGGCAACCTTCTCGGCTGTAGTGCCAAAGGCTGACAGCGCATAGGCGATCCACTTCTCAGGCGCTGTAGTGGCGCGGTGGATGGTGTATCGACCGTCTGTTGAGTGTTGGACACCACCGTCGGGTTTGTTCCACTTCATGCGTAGGCATCCTCGGGCAGATAGCGCATAGCATGTCTCGGAAATTGCTCGACGTGAAATTGGCGCAGATGCCTGTGATACCACCCTGTGATATTGCCGATTGCTCCACTGCCATGTCGCTGCTTGCGGATCGATATCAACATTGGCGTCGCATCCGCCATCCCTGTCGGTCCTTCGTCCTTTGAACGCCGAATGAACACTACATTGTCCGCTATACCGCCCAACTCGCGCGCACCCGCCACATCGTTAATGTCCAACTCCTGATCGGCTGACACGAGCTTGCGAGGGTGTGCCACCAGATGTACATGGATCCGTCCGGACCGGGCCACTGCTGCAACACGATTGGCAAATCGACGCTGAGCTTCGAAGTCATCATTGGCCACATCCAGGCACATCAGGGAATCGATGATCGCGTGTTTGATTCCGAAGTCGGCAAGCCCTCGAATCGCGCAAAGTAACTCCTCGCTGTCCGCAATCCCGATCTTTCCCCATAACCGAAACCGCATCCCATATGCATCGATGAACCATTGCATCTGGTGCGCGTTGGGCATCTCGCACCCGGCCGCAACTGCCGCAAGATTTACCAACACGTTCTCGGGATCCTCCTCAAGGCTAGCCAAGAAAGCCGAGCTGCCACGCGCGAGAACGTGACAGATCAACTGGCGCAACAGCGTCGTCTTGCCGGCGCCCGGAAATCCGGACCAGATCGTCACACCGCCCGGATACAGGCGTAGACGATCGCCCGTTGGGTCAAACGGCACTGTGCCAAACTTCGAATGCCGCCGAACATATGCCTCCACGAGCTGCTTTCCGTCGAACGCTTGGACGTCTGCCAGGATCCGAGCCGGATCGTCCTTCGGCATATCCGTGTCCAGCAGCAGCATCTCCCCTATTTTGGCAAGCGTGCTTTCGAGCATCAGCGCCACTCCACCGGTTTGCCGTTCATGAGCATCGCGCCAGCCTTCGGCGCTTTGGGATAGCCGTATTCCCCAAAGTTACCGATCCACGTTACCCAGGCTGCGCGCCA